TCAAGGACGGTGCGCTCAACGGCGTGGACGTTCTGCACGAGGGCGGTGGTTTCTTCACCATCGCCAACTCGGGCAAGGAGCTGTGGGACGCCCTCGGCCTCACCGCCGATCCGGGCGTGTTCTACGACGTGACGCTCACGCTGACGGCGGCCGCTGACGCCACCGCCACCGTGAAGCTCATCGGTCGCTACACGGCGTAAGGCATAGGGGCGGGTCGGGCAACCGGCTCGCCCCTTCTTTCGGGAGACGAACATGGCAGACCGTTTCTACGGCATCGACCGCGGCCTTCAGGGCGTCCGCAATGTGACGGAGAGCGCATCCACGACCAGCCTCGATGTCGAGGTTCGGGTGGATCTCATCGGCATGAGCAAGCTCGAGGTGCTGCTCGCCATCGACACGCTCAAGGAAGCGATTACTCAGGATACTTGGCCGCCGGCCTGATAGCCGCGGGAGGCGCCCGTGGCTACCAGTGACGTTGCGATTGCCAATCTCGCGCTGACCAAGCTCGGCGATCTGCGGATCACCGCGCTCACGGACAACACCAAGCCCGCGCGCGAGATCAATGCCATCTACGGGATGCTGCGCGACAAGCTTCAGCGCACGTTCAACTGGCGCTTCTGCGTCAAGCGCGTGAGCCTCGCCGAGGATGTGGCGACCCCGGTGTTCGACTACTCGCGCCAGTACACCCTGCCGGCGGACTGCCTGCGGGTGCTTCAGATCAACGCCTACTACCCTGCGCCGGACCTGTCCGACCTCATCAGCAGCGGCGGCCAGGAGTATGTCATCGAGGCCGGCAAGATTTTGACCCGCAGCTCAGGTTCGCTGAATCTGCGCTACCTTGCCCGCATATCTGACCCGACCAAGTTCGACTCATCGTTCGACGATGCGTTCGCGGGCCTCCTCGCGTACAACCTCTGCGAGGCGCTCACCCAGTCTGACGCGAAGAAGAACGCCGCGCTGCGCGAGTACCGGTTGGCGCTCATGGATGCCATCCGTGCCAACGCCATCGAAAACCCGCCGGAGAGCATCGCCGATACGACTTGGCTGACCGTGAGGCTCTGATGCCAAACGTCAATCCAGCCATCGTCAACTTCAACGGAGGCGAGGTGGGTCCGCTCATGGGCGGGCGCACCGACTTCGAGAAGTACGCCTCGAGCGCGCACCGGATGCGGCGGTTCATCCCGACCGCGCAGGGTCCGGCGAAGCGGTGTCCCGGCACCAAGTACGTCCTGGAGACGCGCTACCCCGACAAGCGGGTGTGGCTGCAACGGTTTGAGTTCGCGTTCGACCAGGCCTATGTCATCGAGTTCGGTGACGAATACTGCCGCTTCTACACCGATCGCGGCGTGGTTCTGGAAAACCCCATAGATGTCTCTGGCATCACGCAGGCAAACCCCGGCGTGGTCACCTATGTCGGGGCGAACCCGTCGAACGGCGACTGGATGTATGTCTCGGGCGTGGCCGGCATGACTCAGGTCAATGGCCGCTACGTGAAGGTGACCAACGTCAATACGGGCGCAAAGACCTTCGAGCTCTACGACATCGACGGCGGCGTCATCGACACCACCAACTATGGCGCATACGCCGGCAACGGCGACCTCGAGCGCGTCTACACGATTGCCTCGCCCTACTCGGTGGATGACCTGTTCACCCCGGAGGGGACATCGGCGCTCTCAATCGCTCAGTCCGGCGACGTGCTGTATATCGGCTGCGAGGGCTATCAGCCGCGCACCCTCACCCGTTCGGGCAACACGAGCTGGGCATTCGCGGCCTACGCGCCGAGCGACGGCCCGTTCCAACGCGAGCCGGACACCAAGCTCGCATTCACCCTGAGCGGCACCACCGGCAACGTCACGGTGTCTGCCGGCGCGGCCATCTTCGACAATGACTCGGTCGGGATGCTGCTGCGGCTGCAACCCATCAACATCACCACGACCCAGTGGGAGACCGCCAAGACCATCACGGCGGGGAACATCCGCAAGTCGAGCGGCAAGTTCTATGAGGCGGTGAACAGCGCCACGACCGGCGCGGTGCGTCCGATCCATGAGGAGGGGCAGGACTACGACGGCAATGCCGGCGTCCTGTGGAAGTTCCTGCATCCCGGCTATGTGGTGCTGAAGATCACGGCGGTGACCAGCACGACACAGGTCGATGCCGACATCGTCGGCCCCGGTGTCGCGCCGACCGAGCTGCTCGGGTCGGCCTCCTGCTCCTACCGCATCGGCGCATGGGGCGAAGGCATGGGCGGGGCGTACCCGTACAAGACCGCGTTCTGGCGCGATCGGCTTTGGTGGGGCGGCGGGCAGAACGTCTATGCCTCGGTGGCCGGCGACTACGGCTCCCATGCGCCCGACACGTTCGGCGAGATCTTGGCCGACAACGCGCTCAACCTGACGCTCGCGGTCGGCAACGTCGACAAGGTGCGCTGGATGCGCCCGGGCAATGCCCTCATCGTCGGCACCGCTGGTGCGGAAATCGCCATCCGCGAGAACGTGACCACGGCGCCGCTCGGCCCGGAGAACGTGAAGTTCGACCTGCAGTCCGCGGAAGGGTCGATGGAGCTCGAGCCGGCGTTGGTTGAGGATGCGGTGCTGTTCGCGCGCGTCGGTGGCCGGCGCATCATGGAGCTGCGGTTCGACCTGCAGGTCGATGCGTGGGTGCCGCGGGACATGAGCGTCCTGTACCCGGAGATCACCCGGTCCGGCATCGTGGACATGGAGTACCAGAAGGAGCCGGATGACATCCTGTGGTGCGTCCTCGGTGACGGTCGGCTCATCGGCCTGACCTATGACCGCGAGCAGAACATCTACGGCTGGCACCAGCACCCCATCGCGGGACGGGATGCGAAGGTCGAGGCGGTGCAGATCATCCCCAGTCCCAACGGCGATCTCGACGATGTGTGGTTGGTCGTGTCTCGCGCCGTTGAGGGCGACATCCCCTATGAGCTCGCGCTCGAGGCCGGCGGCGACCTGCTGACCGAGGGCGAGGATCGGCTCGTCCTTGAAATCGACGTGAACAAGACCCGGCGGTTCATCGAATACATCGGCCAGTCCATTGAGGAGGGCGAGGACATCCAAGGTGCGGGCTACCTCGACGCATCGCTGGAGTTCAACCCGGTGATTGCTGCGGATCTGTTCCTGGCGAACGGGTACCAGACCACCGGCAGCACCAACGTGCTGTTCACGGTGACCTCGAGCATCGAAATCGCGAGCGAGGCGGACGAGTTCATCACCGCTGAGAACGGCGATCTCATCGTGGTGAATGACCCGGTGTTTGTGCCGAGCGATGTCAACCGCGAGGTGGTGCATCGGTACTACGATGCGGATGCCGAGCTCTGGCGCACCGCCCGCGCGCGCATCACGACCTACATCGACCAAGAGAGCGTGCTGACCACCATCATCGCGGCATTCCCGAATGATGATGTCCCGTTCAACGAGTGGCGCATGACCGCGACCTCCCTGCGGGGCATGTACCACCTCGAGGGCGAGACGGTGTCGGCGCTGGCTGACGGGCAGGAGGTGACCGGGCTGCTGGTCACGGACGGGACGGTGACGCTGCCGTTCGCCGCCTCGCGCGCGACGGTCGGCTACCCCTACACCTCGACGCTGGCGACCCAGCGGTTGGAGGCCGGGGCGTCGATCGGCACGGCGCAGGCCAAGATCAAGCGCATCCACAAGATCGGGCTGCGGCTCTATGCGAGTCTCGGCGGCAAGGTCGGCCCGAGCCGGACCAACCTCGATCTCATCCAGTACCGCACGACCACCGACCTGATGGACGAGGTGCCTCCGCTCCTGACCGGGGACACCGACGTGTTCGCCTTCTCGGGCGGGTACGAGACGGACGGGCGCATCTGGGTGGTGGCCGACCAGCCGCTGCCCATGACCGTCATCGCGCTGTACCCAGAGATGGAGACGCAAGGATGAGCGTCGAGGTGCGGCCATTCGTCCCTGCCGACCTCAAGGAGCTGCGCCTACAACCGTCGCAGGAGTTCCTGGCAGCGTTCGTGGGGCGACCCGGGTATGGGCAGGAGCTGGTCGATGCCGGCCCCTGTTACACCGCCAGAAGCGGCGGCAGGATCGTTTGCTGCGCCGGGGTGGTGAACCTGTGGGAGGGGCGGGCGTCGGCGTGGGCGCTGCTCTCTGCGGATGCGGGGCGGTGCATGACCGCGCTGCACCGGGCGGTGGTGGAGTTCCTCGACGGCTGCGAGATCGAACGGGTGGAGGCGTATGTGGTGCCGGACTTTATGCCCGGACACCGTTGGGCCAGAATGCTCGGGTTCCAGCATGAGGGGCGCCTGCGGGCGTTCCAGCGGGGTCAAGACATGGACATGTATGCGAGGGTGAGCTGATGGCAGATCCGATCACCATAGCCGCAATCGTCGCCGCTTCCGCAGCCGCAGGGTCATCCCTGATGGCGACCGGGCAGCAGCGGGCCGTGGGCGCGGCTCAGGCGCGCGCGCTCGAGACCCAAGCCGGGGTCGCCCGCCAACAGGCCGGGTTGCAGGAGGAGGCGCTCCGGCGCGACACCCGCCGCCAGTTCGGTGAGCTGCGGGCGGCCGGCGCACAGGCGGGCCTGACCGAGTCGGTGACCTTCGGGGATGTCTACAAGCAGGCCGCGACCGCAGCCGAGCTCGACGCCCTGTCGCTAGCCTATCAGGGCGAGACTGAGGCCGGGAGCCTCCTGACCGAGGCGCGCATCACCCGGGCGGCACGCCCGACGTGGGTGCAGGGTATCCTGCAGGCCGCGGCTGCGGGCGGGTCTGCCTATGCCGCGACCGGCGGCACCTTCGGCGGCGGTAGGGCCGGCGGCGGCTCGCTGAAAGGCACCACCCCGATGACCAAGCGGTACACCCCGATGTCCCCGACCGGGCCGCGGTTCGCATAGGTGACCCATGGCGAAGCTTGAGTTCTACCGTCAGCAGGTCGTTCCGCGCATCTCGACCCCGAGCGCGCGCGGGCTTGCGGCTGTCGGCACTCAGGCTGCGGAGACCGCAGAGGCGGTCGCGCGCGGGGCGCAGGCGTTCGGGCAGCTCGCCGCCGATCTCGACCAGCTGCGGGTGGAGGATGCATACAACAAGCTGCGGGATCGCCAGACCGACCTGATGATGAACCCTGAGACCGGGTTCACGTCGAAGCGGGCCGGCGATGCGGTGGACCCCATGTTCATCCAGCGGTACTCGGGGGACTTCGACAAGGCCATCGATGAGATCGCCAACGCCCTGCCCAACAACCGGCAGCAGGATTTGTTCCGTCGCCGCGCCGGCATGGCGAAGGCGGAATACAGCGATTCGCTGATGCGGCATGTCCTGCGCGAGACCGACCAGTACCGCGACAATGTCTACAAGGGCGCGGTCGCCACCGAGACGAACCAAGCCGCGCTCAACTGGCGCGACCCGGCGAAGATTGCCGACTCCATCGGGCGCATCGCCGCGAACACCGCGCTCTGGGCCGACCGCGCCGGCATCACCGGGGATGCGCTCCTGGCGACCCAGATGGACAACCTAGCCACCCTGCACTCGACCGTGGTCAATGCCGCGCTCGATGCCGGCGATGTGGAGTATGCGGCGAAGTATCTCGACGCCAACAAGGCATCCATCCGTGCCGACCGACTGGTCGATCTTGAGGGCAAGGTCGCTGCGGAGACAGACCTGCGCGCCTCCGCCCGCATTGCGGATGATGTCATCGCCAAGTTCAAGGGCCGCATCCCGAGCGAGACCGAGGTGCGCCAGGCGGTGCGCGAGATTGCCGGCGACAACGTGAAGGTGCGCGATGCTGCGACCGATGAGGCATTGGCGCAGGTCGGGTCGATGCTGCGCGATCGCGAGCGGCAGCAGCAGGAAGTCATGGCTGCGGTCTACGGCAGGCTGGATGCGAACGGCGGCAACCTCGCCGCGCTGCCGGCCTCGCTGCGGGCAGCGATTCCCGGCGACAAGATTGGTGCGGTCCGAAACTACGCGAACGGGTTGCGCGGCGGCGGCAAGGTTGAGACCGACATGGAGGTCTACTACAAGTTGCGGATCAATCCGTCGCTGCTGAAGGAGACCAACCTGCTGTCGCTGCGGAACGTCCTCGAGGACACCGAGTTCAAGGAGTTGGCGCGGCTGCAGGCAGATTTGACGAACGCGCCGGAGGTGGCGCAGACCGAGATCCAGACCACGACGCAGCGCATGAACACGCGATTCGCCGAGATGGGGATCACCCCAGACCCGAGGCCGGGGACCGACATGGCGAAGCGTGTTGCCAAGGCATGGTCCATCTTGGGGACCAACATCGCGGATGCGGAGCGGGCGGCTGGCCGCAAGCTGACACCGGAGCAGCGGAACGCGGAAATCGACCGGCTGTTCGCTAGCGTTGAGGTCCGTAGCGGGCTGTTCGGCACCGATGAGGTGGCCCTGTTTGAGGTCAAGCCGGGGCAGGACATCGTGACCGTGGCGGTGCCTGACTTCGACCGCCGGCAGATTACCAATGCGCTGCGAGCCGCCGGCAAGCCGGTAACCGAGCAGAACATCCAGTATTACTTCCAGAAAGCGCAGGGGCTCGTGAAGTGACGGATTACCGCCGACTGGTGGAGGAGGAGAACCCGTACCTCGACTTGGTGCGCCAAGGCCAGAACGAATCGCTGCGCTCGGCGATGTACGGCGCGGCGCAGTCCACCCCGGATGTCGAGGCCGACATCCGCAAGCTCGCCGAGAAGGTCAATGTGCCTGTCGATACCGTGCGGATCGACCGCAAGGAGATTGAGCGTCAAGCCATCCTCGGCGAGGTGGACTATGACGGGCTGATCAAGGATTCGCCTGTCACCGCGAATTTCCTCGCGGAGCAGGCCGATGTCGCGCGCGACGATGTCAGCGTGCTGACCCGTATCGACCGGACGTTCCGTGCGATCGGGCAGGGGTGGAAGCAGGGTTCCGTCCAAGATCGGGTGGAGCCGCTGAATTGGCGCTGGCTGTCCGGTGAGATCCTCTCGCCGTCCGAGCAGGAGGAGCGGCGCAAGCTGCTCGGCGAGATGCAGGCGCTGGGCAAGACCGCAGAGCGCGGCGACAACCCGATTGCGTGGTTCCTCGGGGAGACCGGCTACACCGGACGCCAATTGGTGTCCTCGGTGCGCGAAGGCACCAAGGGCGCGATTCCCGGCGCGGTGGCCGGTGCCGGCGCGGCGGCGCTCCTCGGCCAGTTGGGTCCGCAGGTGGCGCTGCCGGAGGAGATCCTCACAGTCCCTGGCGGGTTCTTCTTCGGTGGCCGCACCGGGTTCATCACCGCCACGACGGTCTACAACTACAAGGCCGAGGCCGGGTTCGCGTTCGCCGAGTACGAGCAGATGCGGGACCAGTCCGGCCAGCTGCTCGACCCTGCGGTCGCGCGCGGAGCCGCGGCTGCGGCGGGTCTGCTGAACGCCGGCCTTGAGACGGTCGGCGACCTCGCGCTCGCCAAGATGATTCCGGGGCTCGACCGACTGCTCGGCGCCGGTTCGCGTGAGGCCATCAAGACCCTGCTGGCGCGCCCGACCTTCCGCAATGCCATCGCGCAGGCGGGCAAGAAGTGGCTAGCGGCCTCGAGCGTTGAGGGCGTCACCGAGTCGCTGCAAGAGCTTGGGGTCATCCTCGGGCGCGAGTTGGCGCAGGGCGTTAGCGGGCAGGAGTTCGCACCGGATGCGGCAGGCACCGACGTGATGCGGGTGCTGGAGTCCGGCGCGGCGGGGTTTGCCGGCGGTGCCGGCGTCGGCCTGCCGGGTGCCGCGATCTCCACGGTCAGCAACGTGCGGGAGGTCCGCAAGGCCAACCAGACCCAGCAGTTCATGCAGGCGCTCGGCGAGGCGGCCGGCGAGTCGAAACTCCGCGAGCGGCTGCCGCAGGTGTTTCAGGACTATGTCGCCCGCATTCGCGAGCAGGGTCCGGTTGAGAATGTCTTCATCCCCGCCGATCAGTTCACCCAGTATTGGCAGAGCCAGAACGTCGACCCAGAGCAGGTCGCCAATGAGGTCGGCGCGACCAACTACACCGAGGCGGTCGCCACCGGCAGCGACGTGGTCATCCCCATCGAAGCCTACGCGACCCGGCTCGCCCCGACCCCGCACCACAGCGGCCTGATGAAGGACGTCCGGTTGGCGCAGGGCGACCTAACCATCCGGGAGGTAGAGGCGCTCGAGGCCCGCCGCAAGGAGGTTGAGGCCGAGATCCAGACCATGATGGAGCAGGAGGGGGTGGAGGCCGAGACCCCCGCCATCGAACAGGTGAAGCAGGAGGTCCTAGGGCAGCTTCTGGGGCGATTCGACAGGGCGACCGCAGACAACTATGCCACCCTCTATGCGCGGGCTATAAACAGTCTGGCGCAGCGTGGCGGCATGGACCCGATGGAGCTGCACCGCCAGTACGGGCTGGAGGTGGTCACCCCGCTGCCGGACATCCTGCAGGCCCGGGCCGGGGTGGACACCGCGCTCGACCCCCTCATCGATCGGCTCCGCAGCGGCGACATCCCGAGCCGGCGGGAAATCTACGGCAAGTCCCTGGCCGAGTTCCTGCGCGAGCGGGGCGGGGTGCAGGATCAGGGCGGCGAGCTCGGCGCCCGCGATGCCAAGCTCTGGGACCGCGACAACCGCCGGGTCGGCGAGAAGGCGCTAGTGTCCGAGACCGGCATGACGTTCGACGAGGCCCGCGAGCTCGCGCTCGAGGCCGGGTTCGATGTCGGCGAGACCGAGCAGACCTTCCTCGACGCCATGGACCGGGAGTTCCGCGGTGAGGGCGTGTTCATGCCCGGGAAGGAGCGGGCGGACCTGGCCGAGCTTGCCGACGCGCTCGAGGGGCTGGAGCAGTTCCTCGGGCAGCAGGGCATCGACGTCACGACCACCGACAACGCGACCGTCAAGGCGCTGATTGCCAAGGCGAGCGAGGGCATGGGCGGGGTGCCGGAGGTGGAGTTCAACCAGCCCCTCTCGACCCGGCTGCGAAACTTCGGGGTGCAGATTGAGAGCTTGGATGATGCGCGGCGGAAGTGGGATGCCGGGTTCCGCATCTTCGCGTTCCACGAGCAGGGCGACGCCCCCTATGAGGTGCCGTCCATCGAGCAGTTGGAGGCATGGACCGCCGACCAGTTGCTCGCGCTGCCTCCCAACGCCGGCAGAGCCGGAGCCGCTGGGGTCAAGACCATCGACACCGCGCCCGGGCGCTACGCACAGCGCACCGAGATGGTGAAGGATTCGGTGCGCGAAATCGCTGCGGATCGGGTGCGAACCCCGGCTGAAGCGGCTGCTGCATTCGCCACCCTCGCGCGCGGAACCCGCGAGCGGTTCGATGTGTTGGTCACCGACAAGAACGGCAAGCCGTTGGCTATCGTCGGCACCGCCATCGGCGACATCTCGTCGGCTGCGGTCTATTGGGGGCAGATCGCTGCGGAGGCATTCCGCATCCAAGGTGCCGCCAACATCTGGGTGGCGCACAACCATCCGAGCGGGAATTACTTCCTGTCTGATGCGGACAAGCAGGTCGAGAAGATAATCCACAACATCTTTGTCGGCACCGGCATCAAGCCGAATGGCATCTTGGCAATCGGCGGTGGGGCGACCATCGACAACCGCCCGTGGCAACACGCGCAGACCAACAAGGGCGAGGAGACCGGCAGAACCGGCGCGGTCGGCAAGTTGAAGAAGGTCACCGTCATCGGTCGCCAATTCGTGGAGCATGGCGCGCTCGGCCCCTCAATCATCGGCCCTGATGCTGCAAGAGAGGCCGCTGCGAGCATCGCCGGCAGGGAGTCCGGCTTCATCCTGCTCGACAACACCAACAAGCCGATCGGGTTCCTGCCCTACGACATGTCGCAGTTGGAGAAGCTGCGCCGCCCGGGCGGCGTCGATGTCCTGTCCCGCGCCATCTCGCTGGCTAATGCCAACGGCGTGATTGGCGTCCATCGCGGTGAGATGACGCAGCAGGGGTCGAACAACGTCATCAAGATGCTGCGGCAGCTTGATGCGCCCGCGAAGGATTTCATCAACACCGAGACCGGCGTCTCGAGCGTTGAGCAGAACAACATGTACCCCACCGTTCTCGGGGACATCTTCTTCCAGAGCGGCAAGCCCGGGAAGGAGCCTGACTCCAAGGTCAAGCTCCCGAAGAAGGCCGCGCAAGACACCGCCATCGCGCTCCGCATGGGGCCGCCGCTGACCGGCAAGCAGCGCATGAAGGTCAACGATGTCGCTGCGTTCTTCGATCGCATCACCGGGAAGCGCGACTACAACGACCCGAAAGAGCAGAAGCGCGCGGTGAAGCAGCTCGTTGCGGAGTTGCGCTACCAGATGGATCAGGACAAGTCCGGCCTCGACTGGTACGAGCAGGACATCGCCAAGGCGTTTGAGATTACGCAGCGGCTCATCCCCGGCCTCGCCAGCGAGACGAAGCGGCAGCTGTTCTCCGTGATGGCCGCGATCCTGTCGCCGCAAACGACCGCCAACCTCAACTGGAAAATCACCGCAGAGGCATTCCAGCACTACGAGCAGACCGGGGTCATTCCCGGCGAGAACCCGAAGACCAAGGGGTTGTGGGCCGGCGGCACCCAGTCGCCCAACAAGAAAAAGCAGCTCGACATGCTCAACGCCATGGTCAAAGACCTCGGCGAGGAGAAGGCCGTCGAATGGCTGTTCTCGGCGCATACGGTCAAGGAGCTGAACGACGCCCGCAGGAAGTGGGGCAACATGGGTCCCGGCGTCGATGGCAAGATGACCGACGAGAAAATCGGCCTGTTCATGTTCGGGCCGAAGGTCGGTCCGTTCGTCGCCAACATCAATGGCATCCCTGAGCTCACGATTGACATGTGGGCGACCCGTACCTTCAACCGGTACTTCGGGCGTATGCTCGGCGAGGATGGTACAATAGTTGACGCCCCGACCGAGCCAGAGCGCCGGGTCGCCAAGGAGATCTTCAATGCAGCCGCGAAGGAAGTCGGAATCAAGCCCTACCAGGTCCAGTCCGTCATCTGGTTCTTCGAGCAGCAGCTATTCAACCACCTCGGCACCGGAGCCAAGAGCTATGGATTCAGCGACGGAGCAAGCGACTTCGCAAGAAGCGGAGGCGTATCGGAGACTGGCGGCGGTGCTGAAGGCGCGGCGCGAAGGTTCTTCCAGAGCGTCACGGCAGGCCCCGGCTTCTACTCCGCCCTCGCCCGCGGAGTAGCCTCCCTCGAGGACAAGCCGCTGCCGGCATCCGGCTGGCAGGGCGCGCTCAATTCCCTCGTCAACAAGGGCCGCATCAAGGCCGACGAGGTCGAATGGTCTGGCATCCGCGAATGGCTGGACCTGCAGCAGGGCAAGGTCACCCGCCAAGCCGTCATCGACTACCTCGCCGCCAACGGTGTGCGGGTAGAGGAGACCGTGCTTGGTCAGGTCAACTACGTTGAGGCCGACTTCAACGCGGCTCTGGAAGGCACCGGCTACTCGGTCAACCTCGACCGGGCCGACGATGATGACCCCGACATCGTGTATATCGACCCGGAGGGCGATGCAGTCTCTCCAGAGGATTTGCCGGAGAATGTCCAGCAGATTGTGAACACGTACACCAGCCGGGTTGCCAACCTTGCTCGGTTCAACCGCGGGCGGTTAGTGCTTCCTGGCGGCACCAACTACCGCGAGGTGCTGCTGCGCCTGCCGATGGAGACCCCTGCCGGCGGGTTCGGCACCATCAATTTCCCCAATGAAGAAGCCGCCGCCAGATTCGTGTCGGTTGCTATAGCGGCGGGATTCAGGTCCGAGACTGTCCGCATCGCAGAACCTTCCGACCCGTCATTCGGGCGGTTCGATGTGGAGTTCGACAACCTTGCCGACGAGGATGTCAGCCGGTTCAAATCCATCGCGGAGGATCGGTTCGGCGGGACGATTGAGTTCAGCCGCCAACCGGAGGCCAAGCGCCCGTTTACGAGCGAGCATTGGGGACATTTTTCCAATGTCCTCGCGCACTTTCGCGTCAATGATCGCGTCGATGCGGACGGCAAGAAGGTGCTGTTTGTTGAGGAGGTTCAGTCGGATTGGGCGCAGGAAGGACGCGAGGAAGGCTTTAGAGGTCGCGGCGCCACGCCGCTGAACAACGCAGAGCAGTCCCGTCTCTCAAACCTGTATGTGCGCTCGCAGAGCGATGGCAACCCTCTCTCCGCAGAGGAAGCCGCTGAGTTGGCATCCCTGCAGGCGCGCATCGATTCGCTGATTGGCAGCGTCAATGCAGCGCCGTTCGTCCAAAAGACCGACGCATGGGTTGCGCTCGCGCTCAAGCGCATCATCACGATGGCTGCGTCGGAAGGCTATGACCGTGTCGCGTTCATCAACGGCGACCAGTCCGTCGCGCGCTATCAGTTGGACAAGGATGTCAGCGCCATTTCGTGGGAGGAGCAGTACAGAAACTTCATCGCGCTCGACATGAGGGGCAACCCGATTGTCGATCAGTTCACCGACGCGAAGAACCTGCCGAGCATCATCGGCAAGGAGTTGGCCGACAAGCTGCTTGAGGCAGAGCCTGATGAGACCGGTCGCCGCGTCCTGACCGGCGTTGAGATCAAGATCGGCGGCAAGGGAATGCGGGCGTTCTACGATGACATCGTGCCGTCTGCGGTCAAGAAGATGGTGCCGAAACTCGGCGGCACTCTCAGCACCGTCCGGCTGCCGAAGACCGAGGGCATCAAACTCGACCGCGCAGAAATCGTCAAGCAGGCGATGAAATACATGCGCGGTACGCTCGATGCCAATGATGTCATCGTGTATGCCGACCTCGAGGATCTGGTAACCGAAGGCGAAATCGACAACTGGTTGATGGACTATGACGCCGTCAACATGCCGGAGATGGCGCGTGAAGTTGCAAGAAACTTCGCCGACACGATGGTCGCGCGCGCCGCCGGCCAGAAGAAGATGACGCAGTTCGGGTTTGACATCACCCCGGAGATGCGCGAGGCCGTGGTCGGCGGGATGCCGCTGTTCCAAGGCGAGACCGACAAGCGCGGCTATATCCAGTTCGGCGCCGACCGCAGGGTCCGCATCGGGTTGCTCGAGAAGGCCGACCTTTCGACCTTCATCCACGAGACCGGCCACTTCTACCTCGAGGTGCTGCTCGATCTCGCCGAGCGCCCGGACGCCAGCCCGCAGATCAAGGCCGACGCCGAGACGCTGATGAAGTGGTTCGGGGTGAAGTCCCGCGCCGAAATCGGCGTCAAGCAGCATGAGGAGTTCGCCCGCGCCAATGAGGCGTACCTGATGGAGGGCAAGGCCCCGAGCGCCGAGCTGCGGACCATCTTCCAGCGGGTGCGGGCGTGGATGACGCTGGTCTACCGGGTGCTGACCAACCTCAACGTGCGGATGAACGACGATGTCCGTGGCGTGTTCGACCGCATCTATGCGACCGACAAGGAAATCGAGTCGGCCAATGCCGAGCTCGACGTGCGGGAGGTGTTCGCCAGCGCGCAGGATGCCGGCATGACGGAGGCCGAGTTCGCGGCCTACAAGAAGACCGCAGAGGCTGCCGGCGAGGCGGCGAAGGAGAAGTTGCAGGGGCGGCTCATCCGCGAGTACCAGCGCGAGCGCGAGAAGTGGTGGAAGGCCGAGCGCGCCAAGATGCTTGAGAAGGTCACCGAGGAGGTGGACTCCTCGCCGGCCTACCGCGCAGCCGCGATCCTGACCGAGGGCAAGCTGCCGGACGGCGTCCCCGTCAAGCTCTCCCGCCAGGCGCTGGAGAACCGGTTCGGCTCCGAGTACCTGAAGCGGATGCCCCGGTTCCTGCGGAAGGTCTACACCAAGGACGGCGGCACCGACATCGACACCGCAGCCGAGATGCTCGGGTTCGAGAGCGGCGAGGCGCTGATGACGGCGCTTATCAACCTGCGCCCGCGCAAGGAGCTCATCGAGGCCGAGACCGCGAACCGCATGGCTGCGGAGTTCGGCGACATGCGGCTGGACGGGACGATCGCCGACGAGGCCATGGCCGCCATCCACAATTCCGAGCGGGCCAATGTCCTGAAGGCGGAGCTCGTCGCCATCCGCCGGCTCCAGCGGCAGGTGCGCCCGGTGGTCGCTGCCCTGCGCCGTGAGGAGGCCGAGCAGCGCCGCGCCGGCATGGACATGGTCGATGCCGCCATGGCCGACCCGCAGGCGTTCGCCCGGGCTGCGGCCGGTCGCATCGGGCAGATGATGGCGCGGGACATCTCGCCCGGAAAGTACCTGCTCGCCGAGCGCCGCGCATCGAAGGCGGCGTTCGATGCGATCCGCAGGAAGGACTACAACGCGGCTGCGACCGAGAAGCAGCGCGAGCTGCTGAACCACTACATGTACCTCGAGGCCCGCAAGGCGCAGCAGCAGCTCGACCGCATCTACGACTATGCCAACAAGTTCGACAAGAAGGCGACCCGCGAGCGGCTAGCGAAGGCCGGCGGCGGCTACCTCGACCAGATCGACGCCATCCTCGAGAAGTACGAGTTCCGGCGTGTGCCGCTGCGGGTGCTTGCCCGCCGCCAATCGCTGGCCGATTTCGCCGAGCAGCAGGCCGCGCTCGGCCTCATCGTCAATGTCCCAGACCAGCTGCTCGACGAGGCGCGGTTGGTCAACTACAAGAACGCATCGGTCGATGAGCTGCGGGCGGTCTACGACACCGTGCGGAACATCGAACACCTCGCACGGCTGAAGGACAAGCTGCTGCGGAAGGCTGCGGCGGTGGAGTTCCAAGAGACCAAGGACGAGCTCATCAAGTCGGCGACCGAGTCCGATCGCCTCGCCACGACCGGCGAGCTCCGCATCCCCAACACGGTCGGCGAGCCGCTGCGCGCGCGCGGGGCCAAGGCGTGGCGGCGGTTCGATGCCGCCATCCTCAAGGTTGAGCAGATGGTTGAGTGGCTGGACGGCGGCAAGATTAATGGGCCGTGGGCGCGGTTCGTGTTCGACCTGGCGAATGACGCGCAGGTGAAGGAATACGAGCTTCACGCGATGGTGACCCAGAAGATCCAGGAGCTGACCGAGTCGATGCCGAAGGGCTGGGGCGATTCCCTGACCGACAAGGTCGATGTGCTGCTGCCCGGGATCGAATCCCCGGTCACCCGCTACACCCTCATCAGCATCGCCATGAATGTCGGCAATGACAGCAACTACCAGCGGCTGCGGGACGGGTACGGGTGGAGCGATTCCTCCATCAACGCCGCGCTCGGCAAGTTGGCGAAGGAGGACTGGGACTACATCCAAGGCATCTGGGATGCGGTCAATTCCCTGTGGCCGGAGATCAAGGCGCTCGAGGAGCGCACGTCCGGGGTGGCGCCGCCGAAGGTTGAGCCGCGTGTGGTGCAGACCCGGTTCGGTGACTACCGCGGCGGGTACTTCCCGCTGGCCTATGACCCGAAGCTCTCGGCGGTCGGCGACAAGCAGGCCGAGGCGACCGAGTCGGTTTCGCAGTTCATGTCGAACGCCTACGGTCGCGCGCGGACCGACCGCGGCTACACCAAGCAGCGCGTCGAGAACCTGAAGGCGGCGGTGCGGCTCGACTACGAGCAGGTGCTGACCAGTCACCTGACCAAGGTCATCAAGGACATCTCCCACCGCGAGGCCATCTTCAGCCTCAACAAGATCCTCAAGGACGAGGAGATCAAGGAGGTGATGATTGACCGGCTAGGCGAGGCCCGCTACCGGGAGTTCACCAAGTGGATGCAGGTGCTGGTGTCCGACCGGGCCGACACCCTGCACTCCGGGAACGTGTTCTCGCGCGCGATCATGCAGTTCCGCACCAACATGGCTATCGTCACCATGGGCTGGAAGGTCACGACCATGATGGCGCAGTTCGCCGGCATCGGCCCCGCGCTCGACACCGTCAAGCCGCGCTTCTTCACGCAGGCGCTCATCGACTACAACCGGTTCGGGCCGTGGTCCACCCACCGCGAGACCCTTGAGCAGTTCGTCTACGATCGGTCGGGCGAGATGAAGTTCCGATCCGACAACATCGACCGCGATGTCCGCGACAGTCTCCGCACCTTGCGTGGCGAGGTCGGACCGTTGGCGGCCATCCGCCGGTCCGCGTTCTACCTGACCGCGATGGCCGACCGGCAGATCACCATCCCGACATGGATCGGGGCATACCGTCAGGCGCTCGCAGAGGGCCTAGGGGAGGAGGACGCCATCCGGGCAGGGGACAGGTCGGTCCGGCTCTCGCAGGGCGCAGCGGGCGCTAAAGACCTTGCAGCGGTGCAGCGCGACAACGAGCTGATGAAGCTGCTGACCATGTATTACACCCCATTCTCGGTGCTGTATGCCCGGATGCGTGACGTCGGCGCGACCACCCGCCGGGTGCGCGACATGCCCCGGGCGGTCGCCCGGATGCTGGCGCTAGTCATCCTGCCGGCGGCGCTGGGCGAAATCCTGGCGGGGCGCGGCCCGGACGAGGACGAGGACGAGACCTGGTGGGCGATCCGCAAGATGCTGCTCTATCCGTTGGCCTCGGTGCCGATCCTCAAGGAAGGTTCTGGGGTGGTCGAGGCCACCATGATAAACTTGACCGGCGAGGGCGAGATGGCGTATCAGCCGAGTTGGCGACTGTCGCCGGTCGCCGGGTCGATCGAGAAGGTTGGGCGCACGTTCATGCGGACGTCGGATGTGCTAGCCGGGGACCGGGAGTTCAATGACGTCGCATGGGATCTGTTTGAGAGCAGCGGATACATCTTCGGGTTGCCGACGAGGCAAATCAGGATCAGCGGGGAATACACTCTCGATGTCCTGAATGACGAGCGGAACCCGGAGTCGCCGCAGCAGTTCATGTACGAGGTTCTGTACGGGCCGCCAAGGGAGCAATGACCGATGACCGTCTCGTCGACCACCGCCAGAGCCAGCTACACCGGCAACGCAACCACCACCGTCTTCGCGGTGCCGTTCTACTTCCTCGCAGCCGCGGACCTGCGGGTCATCCTGCGGACCGGAACGGCCGAGGTGGTCCAGTCCCTGACCACCAACTACACCGTGACCGGAGCCGGCAACGAGAACGGCGGGTCCATCACGATGCTGGTCGCCCCTGCCGCCGGCACCACCCTCACCATCCTGCGGAACGCGCCGGCCACGCAGGAGACCGACCTGCTCCCGAATGATCGGCTCCCCGCCGAGTCGCTCGAGGACGCGCTCGACAAGCTCACGATGCTGGTGCAGCAGGTCGATGAGGTGGCCGATCGGGCGCTCCAGTTCCCGGCCTCCGACCCCGCCGCCTCGCCGACGATACCCGCAGCCAGCGCCCGGGCGAGCAAGTTCCTCTCCTTCGATGCCAACGGTCTGCCGGCTGCGACGGTCGGGGTCGATGCCACGCTCGACATCTTCACGCAGGCCGGGACTGGTGCGACGCCGCGCTCGGTGAACAGCAAGCTGCGAGACACGATCAGCGCGGCAGACTTCGGTGCCATCGGTGATGGCAGCAACGAAACCGCAAAGATCCAGCTCGCGCTCAATTCGCTCCCGTCAATCGGCGGCACGGTGTTCGTGCCGGCTGGCGTCAAGTTCAACCTAACGCAGTTGACCTTCCCGCAGCGTTGCAACCTCGAGTATTACGTCGATTCCGACATGAGTACGCCGGGAACCGTCAGCGATCTCGGCTCCGGCGAGTTGGTCCTGTTCTCCTCCAACAGCAGTTACCCGACAGAAGTGACCGGAGGCATCGTCAATGAGTGGCGATTCACGGCTCCGTTCCACCCCGGCGTGGTCGTTGATGTCCGCAAGGATGTGACCGGCGCGAACCAATGGCTCGCGCCAAATCAAGACCTGACAGATCCGGCGAGGGCGTCATACAACATCCTCGACGAGCAGACTCCGCGCTGGACGAACCTGTATATCAGTTACCCGAGAGATGAAAAGTTCTCCGGCGTTCTTGCGAATACCTACAGGACCGTAATCGTCATCTCCGGGGTCGGGACCTCAAACTGGTCATCCGCCCCTTCCGTCAATGACGTCGTTTATCAGTCCAACGGCGCGCGCGGAATGATCCTGTCGCAGACCGCAAACAGCACCACGGTGCTGTGGAATTCCGGTCGATTCGCGGCTGGCCTCCCGTTGAGATACGGCACGTCGCCGGTCAACATCAGCACCTCAAACGTGTCCGGTACCTCGTGGACCAGTACGCCGATGCCTTGGTTGGCGCAGGATTTCCGGTATGGCTCCTTCAGCATCGGGTTGCCGCCGCAGGTTCCTGAAGGCGATCTGTTCGCGGTAGGTGGCCGTATCGTTTCCACGAACACCCGATCCGCTGGGCAGTACGTCGAGAAAACCGTCACGGAACCCGGCTATGGCTTCATCGCATCGTATGAAGGTACCCCGAGGCTTGGCCGCTTCATGGTGTCGGAGTCGGCAAACGGCCACAAGCGGGTCGTTCTGCGCGATGTCACCGCGACGAACAACATCGCCAACGTCGGTGCATGTATCGCGCACTCGCTGATCAATGTCGGCGGAACCGGGAGCTCCTCGCGGTTCAACGTGAACACCATCACCAAGTCTGCGACCGGCGTCTATGAAGTCGCATTCACGAATGCCGCCGCCAGAGATGACTATGCGGTCATGGTGACCTGCGCCGCACCGGATGACTATGCCTATGTGACCGACAAGACCACGAGCGGATTCATCGTCCGTGTCGTGACGCTTGGGACATCGACACCGAGAGACCTGACCGCTGCCGCCAACCTCGCCTGCTTCGGCGGCGACATTTAAGAGAGGATTCTTTATGGCCGACAAGAAGATTTCGCAACTGACCGCCGCGACCACGCCGCTAGCCGGCACAGAGGTCGTTCCGATCGTCCAGTCCAGCAGCACCGTCAAGGTCCCAGTCGATGACCTCACGGTCAAGAACCTGCGCTCCAATGCGACGACCGGCATCCTGCAGGTCGCAGGTCCGGGCGCTGGCACCACCCGCGTGATGACCACGCCCAATGCCAACTTCACGGCGGCGCGAACCGACGCGGCGCAGACATTCACCGGAGCGCAGACGTTCTCTGCTGATGCGACCTTCAATGGCGTCAGGATCGGACTCGGCGCAGGCAGCGTCGCCGATAACGTCGTGGTCGGAACCGACGCATCGCCCTTCATCACGACCGGCCCGAGAAATGTCAGCATGGGGTGGCGTGGCGGTTACGGCCTGACCAGCGGATCGGACAACATTTTGATTGGTTACGCCGCTGGCTATGCCGTCACCACCGGAACCCAGAACACCGCTGTCGGTGCTGATGCGCTTCAAACGGCAAGCACGACCTCGCAGAACACCGCTGTCGGCTATCGCGCGCTGTTCGTCACTACCGGGGCGCAAAGCACCGCAGTCGGAGGCCGTGCGCTAGCTGCTGCGACCGCCGGCACCAACACGGCGGTCGGGTATGAGGCCGGCGACACAATCACGACCGGAACCGGGAACGTGTATGTCGGCTTCGGTGCTGATGCGAGCGCGAACAACGTCACGAACGAGATCGTCGTGGGGCCGAGCATCGCCGGCAAGGGCAGCAACACCGCCTTCATCGGCGGCACCAGCGGTGCCTTCAACGGGAAGAACGTCACCACCTGGGAGACGACCTCGGACGAGCGCATCAAGAAGAACATCGTGGACAACCACGACGGCCTCGGCATCATCAAGCAGATCCGGGTCCGCAGTTTCGAGTACCGCAAGCCGGAGGAGATCACGGACCTCCCGGCCCATGCCGCCATCGACAAGGACGGTGTGCAGCTGGGCGTGATCGCGCAGGAGCTGCGTCAGGTGCTGCCGGAGTGCGTGACCGAGAACAGCACCGGCACCCTGTCGGTCAGCACCGACCCTTTGGTCTGGCACCTGATCAACGCGGTGAAAGAGCTCTCCGCGAAGGTCGAGCAGCTCGAGGCGCGGCTCGGCGAGGGCTAAACCAACGGCAACTGGCCGACGAGCCGGTAGCGGGCGAACCGCTTGCCGCCGCGCTCCTCGGTCAGGGTCTGGATGTCGAGCCCCTCCTCGCGCAGGTCTGCGACCCGTGCCGCGAGCCGCAGGCAGCCGTAGAGGTTGAGCGCCTCGAGCGGGGTGAGGTCCTTGCCGGAGGACAGGTGCGCGCGGATCTGTTCGGTCTGCGTCATGTCGGTTCGTCTCCGTAGTCGGGTTCGGGTATCACGATGCCGAGCTCTGCGGCCCGGGCAGCGATGAATTCCAGGTAATCGCTGAATTCCTGCTTGCTGAAGCTCGACGAGCGGCGGAACGGTTTCTGGACCGTCCGCCCGCCGATCGACAGGGTCTCCCATCCTGCCCATTCGCCGAGCATGAATTCGTGCAGGTCCTCCTTCGACCAACCGCCCAGCGCCTCGCCGCCGCCCTCGAGGAAGGCCGGGTAGACCACCCCGTAGAGGAAGGCGTTCTGGGCCGACGAGCGGCGGGGCCGGAACGGCTGGATGGTGACCTGCCAGCTGCGGCGCTGGTCAAGGCCGCGCACCAAGACCGAGACCGCGGCTGCGATCTGGTCTGGTGGCGTACCCTTGGGGAATATCCGGGTCATCAGAATGGGATGTCGTCGTCGGAGAAGTCGCCAAACGGGTCTGTGGGCTCCTGTCGCGGCTTCTGAGGCGACTGCTGCCCGCCCCCCTGCGTCGGTTGGCGCGGCTCCGCGAGCCCGTCCTTGGGCTTCACGGTGAGGCTGATGAACCGCTGGCCCGGGTTGCGGCTAGTCGGGCCGGCGACCTTGGTCCAGCCGTTCAGCCAGTATTCCACCCCGTTGATGTTCAAGGTGCCGGTCAGATCCGGGTGGGTGTCCTTGTCCTTCCGTTCGTTGCGGCCGAGGGTGCCGGTGTTGGTGCGGTCGTACTGCTTCACAGGCGCAGCTCCTGCAACCGCTGGAACTTGGCCTCAAGCTCGGCGAGGAATTTCTCGACTTCCCCGGTGATTTCCGCGATGAGGTCGACGCTGCGCGGCTCACGGATGATGAGCAGCCGCAGGTGTTCCGGCAGACGCGGATCGTAGGCGGCGAAGTCGTTCCATGCCCGCCCGGTGCAGGCCATCTGCCATTGCATCTGCAGGCGGTACTTGGTCGGCACGGTCCGATCCTCGAGGTACTCGAGCATGGTGGCGGTCGAGGGACACTTGATCTCGACGCAGCCGTCATCGCCGACCAGTCCGTCCGGCGATGCGCCGGCAGCGAGGGTCGGATGGCGGATGAAGCCGGTCTCCTCGATGATGATGCCGGTGCGCGCGGCGTAGGCGGCACGGGCCTCCGGCTCCTTGTCGATCCCCCATTGCATGGCGGCGTTGGTGAACGACGGGGACGGCTGGCCGGTCAGGCGCTCGGTCAAGAGCTCCGCCATGTAGTTCGCGCGCGAGGCGCCGTAACCCGACTTGGTGCGGGCCATGACGTCGGCGATGCGGCTCGCGGTCACGAGCCCCAAGCGGGCGATGCGCCAGTCGTCGGTGCGCTGGAGTTCGACGCGCTCGGCGGTGTACGGGGTGGCTTCTTCGGTCATTGCAGTTCCCTCCTGCGGTTGGAAAAGATGTTGCTGTGCGAGGCGCGGGTGGCCTCCGGCAGGCTCTTGAACAGGGCGGTGAGCTCCTCGAGCGTGGCGCACTGGGCGACCTTGCGGGTGAGCGCGGGGTCGACGCTGTTGCGGGCGGTCGCCGCCTCGGCATCGTCATCGATCTGCGCCAAGCCGACGATGGCGGCGAGGGCATAGCGGCGGGCGTAGGTCAGGCCGCTGCCCTGCGCCTGCGGACCGTCATCCTTGACCAACACCGGGGTCACCGAGCGGACCCATTGCCCGCTGGCGTGGGCGAGGGTGGTGATGAGGACGGTGCGACCGTCCTGCATGATGTCGGTGGTCTGGATTACCGCGAGCTCGTTGTCGGTGAGTTGCTTGCGGCAGGCATCCCAGCAGCTGGCGAGGTCGGCGTACTTGCTCTTGAAGAACGGGTTGGCCGAATCCTTCAGCGCCCCGGTGATGCTCGCCTGCGCCTTGCTCAGGGCGGCTGCGAGTTCGTTGATGTCATCAGACTGGTTCATCGTTGCTCTCCTGTCGGTAGATCGAAAGTGCTTGGTTACAGGCTTCGATGCGCTCTTGCTCCTCGAGCTCCTGCATCAGCTGGTCCTGATGGTGCCACCAGGAATCATCGTCATCCCATGGCGAGCTCATTCCGGCACGTTCCAGCGGCGGGTGACCCGCGCGCGGCAGTTGGGGTTCGGGACATGAGGGTCGCGCTCGCGGCGGCGCTCGAGGTAGGACTCCACGATCGCGCCGATCAGGCCACCGATCGCGAGCAGCACGAACCACCCGGTCAGCAGCACGAACCAGTCGAATGCCTCGTTGCTCACGAGCGGACCTCCTTGGCGATCTTGAGGAACGCCAACATGTAGTGGTTCTGGAGTCTGGCGTGCTTGACAAGCACCCGGCGCATCCCGGCGTCGGTCGAGGGTTCGCGAGCCTTCCGCATCGCCTCGTCGCGGTTCGCCAGGCTCATGCCGGCGGACATCGCCGAGCGGATGCCGAGCGGCAGGTGGCGCGGCACGATGCTGAAGTAGCGGCTGCGGACTTGAGTGGTCATGTCGTTGCTCCCGAAGGGGCGGGGTGTCAGTCCCCCGCCGTGGTGGGTTACAGGCTGTTGAGCAGTTGACGAGCCGCAGCGATGTGCGGCGGGTCATCAACACGCAGACCGAGGTCTTTGCTGCGTTGATCGTGACCTGCCACGCAAGCCAACAGCGCAAGCCGAAGCGCGGGGGCGGCGTTGGCGAGTCGGTACTCGGCTTCGATATTTCGCGGGTCGGCGGCGAGCAGGTTGTCGAGAGTGTCGATGCGGCCCGTGATAACGATGTGCTGATACATGTCGTGTCTCCTGTGGTTGTTGTCTGTCAACGGTCGTTATCATGCCCATGCCATCAGGCCATGTCAACAGTTGCAAACAAAAAAGTTTAGGGGCATGATGCCGGCGGAGGTGAATCCAATGCGTATGGACGAATTGCTCGAGCGTTACGGGAACCAGTCGGCGATCGCCCGCAGGTTCGGGGTGACCCGGGCCTATGTGTCGAAGTGGGCCAAGACCGGCCTCGTGCCGGAGAAGTACCGGCTGCGAGAGCTGGCCGGCGAGGTGGTGCAGGAGCTGGAGGCCGGGGCGCAGAATGCCTCGACCCGCCGCCTCATCCGCAAGGTGAAGGCAGGGCTGCGTAAAGCCGAAGGAGAGGGCGCGTGAGCGGCTCTGCGGACAGAGGCTATGGTAGGGGTGCGGGGTCGGTATGCCCCGCTGTAAAGCCGCCCTAGCCCCAAACGATAAAGCCCCCTTGCGGGGGCCTACCGGGCCGCTGGAACGGCCATGCCGGACAGGAGGACAAGCCAGCGCCCCGAAGGGTAAGACCCGACCGGGGTGTGGTCAAGAGGTTACAGGGGATGAAGTTCTACCAACGACATCTGGGCGACTACGCGCGCGACACCGCGCACCTGAGTCTGCTCGAGCATGGGGTCTACAGCGTCCTGCTGGACCGGCTCTATGCGACCGAAAGGCCGATCCTTGATGCGGATCGGTACCGGGTTTGCCGAGCCACGACCCGCGCCGAGAAGGCAGCGGTCGATGCGGTTCTGCGCGAATTTTTTTCATTGTGCGACGACGGCTGGACCAACGCTCGTGTCAACTCCGAGATAGCCCGCATGAGCGGGAAACGCCTGAAAGCACAGCAGTCGGCGGCAGTTCGATGGGGAGACAAGGGTATGCGAACGCATAGCGAACGCAATGCGGATGGAATGCTACCTATACTCCAATACTCCAATACGGAGTCTCCATCACCCTTATCTCAATCCTCCACCTCACCTGAAAAGGGGCCGGTGGCGGCTCGAGACGTTTTGAAAAAACTGGAAGCGAGGAGGACGAAACATGGGCGATGAAACACCAGACCGGTTGGGATGGATGCAGCGGTCAGCCGCGGCGCATTGGAGCGGGGTCACCGACCCGATCGGGCGGCTGAAGCACCTCGAGGCTCGGTATGCGAGACTGGACCCCGCGAACCTCGAGCAGTTCCGTGAGGAGCTCGCGGCGGCGATCCGCAATGCCGACCCGGCAGCGGTTCTCGGCGAACCACGGGTGGTGACGATGGTGCGGTCGGTCTACGGCGAGCGCGGGGTCACGCGGCTGAAGGAGCGCGCGCGATGAGGCGGGGCAACGCACCGAGCATGACGGTCGAGCAATACAAGCGGCTGCTGGAATGGGAGCAGGCGAGGCGCTCGCTGCCGACCCTGAAGCAGCTGGCGCGTGAGCTCGACCTGCCGATGACCACCGTCCAGTCGGTGCTATACAAGCGGCACCGGGTGAACCTCAACGAGATGTTGGCGAGGGAGTCGCAATGAGATACCTGTCGCTGTTCTCCGGCATCGAAGCCGCGAGCGTTGCGTGGCACGACCTAGGTTGGACCCCGGTCGCGTTCGCAGAGATCGAGAAGTTCCCGAGCGCGGTGCTGAAGCACCGATTCCCCAACGTCCCGAATTGGGGCGACGTCACCAAATACCAGGAGTGGCCTGATGAACCAGTTGACCTTCTTGTCGGAGGAACCCCCTGCCAAAGCTTCTCGGTCGCGGGGCTCCGCAAGGGCCTCGAAGACCCTCGAGGAAACCTCATGCTCACTTACCTTGCGATCGCTCGGCGTTACCGGCCTAGATGGGTTGTCTGGGAAAACGTCCCCGGCGTCCTGTCATCTGGCGGAGGACGGGACTTTGGCACCTTCCTCGGGGCGTTGGGGGAGTTGGGGTATGGGTGGGCCTACCGAGTCTTGGACGCTCAATGGTTCGGAGTGGCCCAGCGCCGCCGTCGTGTGTTCGTTGTCGCGCATCTTGGAGACTGGCAGCGTGCCGCCCAGGTTCTTTTTGAGCGCGAAAGCGTGCGCCGGGATTCTCCGCCGAGCCGGGAAGCGCGGCAAGGCGCTGCCGCCAGCGTTGGAGGCGGCGTTGCAAGCGGTGGCGCAGGAATAGCGCCGCACATTTTCAAAGTCCGTGGCGGCGTCGAGCGCGAGGATGGCTCGCGCGGCAGCACCAACATCGGCAAGCAGGCTGGCAAGGGCTACCTCGGCAGCGAGGAACGCGCCTTTACGTTGGCGGCGGCGCAAGATCAGTTCGTCGCGCAGCCAGTCGCCTTCCACAACCGCCAAGACCCCGACGTAAGCGGCGACATCACGCACCCGCTCGGCGCGAAGGACAACGGGATGGCGGTCGCGCAGCCGGTGGCGTTTGACACTTACAACCAAACGGTAACGGGCGATACCGCGCAAACCTTGTGCAGCCGCGGCGACACGCCGGGCGGGAATGCCCACCTTGTGCCGGCGGTGATGCAGCCGGTGGCGATTGGGTTAGACGAGGAGCAAAACGCTTGCGTGGAAGGGTTCGGCACATTGAAGGCACGCATGGAAGGAGGCGGCTTTGAGGGGTCTGTGATGACTCCCGCTATGCAAGTCCGCCGCCTCACGCCCGTCGAGTGCGAGCGGCTGCAAGGCTTCCCTGACGGCTACACGAACATCCCGTGGCGCAAGAAGCCCGAAGCACCGGACGGCCCGCGCTACAAGGCGCTCGG